CCTCAGAAGCGGCGCTGTAAAAACCCATCGGCGTCGTTTCGCGCTGTTCGTCGTCGACGGCGCCGCCTTCAGCATATCCCATGCCGCCGAATCCGCCACCAAAGCCGCCAAGACCGCCAAAGAACGAGCCAAGGCCCATGCCGAACATCGGCCCCCAGACGTCATAGAAGCCGCCCGTCGGATAGTTCGAAGGCTGGCCCATCGGCATTGGCTGCTGCGGCGAAGGCGATGGATAGCCGCCGCCAAAGCCTTGCACATAATTCGGCAAGCGCGGGATAGACCCTTGCTGTGCAGCCGGCAGAACCGGCGGCCGCAGAAGACCAGTCGGCGTCTGCTGGGCTCGGGGATAGGGAGAGGCGTCTGGATAGCCCGGCACGCTTATCTCATCAGGCTGGCCCTGAACATTTATTTCATTCTGGCCCTGCGGAACGTTGCTGGTCGTAAAGCGCGACCGCGAGCCTTTGAAGCCCGGCGTGAAGCCCTTGAAGTTTCCGCCCATGCCACCGCCGTAATACTTGCCGGGGCGATGATCGATTACCGGAACCGACGAGACGCCAAGTTCTTCAGCCGCCGTTGCACGATGACGACCATCTTCTGTTCCATCACGATAAAGTTTAAGCGGGCCAAGAGGATCGCCAGATACAATATCACGTTTGAAATTATCAATAACCTGACGATCACCTTTTCCGATCTTGAGAGGCCGCGCTTCGTCAAGAAACTTCTCCGGCTTCATTTTCTTAATCTTGGCGGCTTTCGCGTCTTCTGTCATCGCAAGCGGATAATCGACGCGGCCGCCTTCCTTGCGCATATGGATGTTTGGATACTTCCATTGCCCGGCGAAGCTAGGCGTGTTGCTGCGAGACACAATCGGCGCAGCGGCGAATGCCCATTCAATCAGACGGCGCCCAAACTGCTCAGGCTCTTCCTTGTCAAGCGCTGGGCCGGGAATTGAGCCGCCGTAAGCGCGCTCATGACGCTCATCGGCTCTCTCGACGCCATGCGCCATTTTCACATCGTGGTGCGTTTCAACGCCAGTTGCCGGCTCAACACCCGTCGCGGGCACTATGTCGTCATGCGTATCGACGGGCATCATAAACCTCTTATTTGAAATGGTCGGACAGCTTTACCTTTTCAGGCTCTTGCTCATGATCAACGGAACCGCCAGTGGCGAACGCAGGTTCGCCCGGCAGTTCATCCCATTCATACCATTCTTTGCGCGAATAGTTCGACGAGTCATGATGCTTGTCGAGATTCGGGAATTGCGAATAGAAAGTTCCGCGGTCTAATTTCGGCTTGTCGCTCATGTCAATTTTCCTCTCTTCTTCTGAACAGGAATAACGGCCCTGAAGTTGGTAGGGATTGTATCCCCGTCTTCGTCCTTGACCGCTTTTCTCTTCGATCCCGTGCCTTCCATTTGCTCTTGAGGATCGTATTTCACAAAGAATCCATTCGATTCGATGTGAGCATTAGCATTCGTGCTTGGGCCTTTTTTGTTTTTCAGGCCAATAATGACGCCTTCTTCACCTTCCGCCACCTTATCTAAGGGCCGGAAATCATGAGTATCGCCATTTATTACTTTGTATGTCTTACCCGTCTCTTCGTCATGCACTTCTGTCGGCAAATGCTTCTTGTGGCTAAAAGCCATTGCGACGTTGGAGCCCGTATCAAGGCGCCTTCTCATCCTGTCCCAATTGCTGAACGGATTATCTACGCCTTCTTGAGACGCTCCAGTCGACGAGTATGTGTAATGGTGATTAGGCGCCACCGGATCAGTGTTATTCTTCGTGTAGTCGTAGAAATCCACGTCAGGGTGCGCTTCAAATAATGCCTTATGAATGCTGGGGTGCAAATCAGAAAGGACATTGAGGCGAACTCCAAGATGATTGCCGTTATATTCTGCCTCGCGCTTCGCGCTCATGATCTCGTCGTATAGACGAACAGCGAAAGCCTCCGGCTCCTGAATCATGGCAATCGTTTTATTCAGGCTGTTGAGGCGCGGGCCTTTGAACTCAGAAAGATCTTGTCCGCCGCCAAGCGCAAAATAATTGCCAGACGTCTTGCCAAGACATTCATCCTTGCAGGACGCAGAATTGGGGCATGTATTAAAATTGCCCATCTTGAACGCCGGCGCCAGCGCGAGGCCGGTCGTCTCGACGCCCATTCCGTCTTCAAGTTCGACCGGCTTTTCTCCCTTGTAGCCCTTTTCGGACTTCATCAACTTGGCGTTTTTGCCAAACAATGGGATCGGCTTGCCGTCTTTTCTGGTGCCGATATACGGCGCAAGCTTTTCTATCGCTGCGCGGGTATTCGCAACGCGCTCCTTATACGGCAGAGATGCATGGTTCTGGATCGCATTTGTGAAAGATTCGGCCAGACTTTTAATCGTAGGAGTATTCGCAGGCTCTTCCGAACGAGCAGCCCAAGGGGCTCCTTCCGGTATGTTTGCGAACGACTCGCCCAACGTCTTTGAGCGCCCAACGCTACCCTCTGCGCCCGGCGCAGGAATGCGCGGCGTCGGCGCGGGGATAGGCGCGTCGCCTTGAACTTCGCTTGCCGTCGACAGCGCTTGGCTTACCGGATCCGGCTCGCCGCCATCAGCCATCACTTGACGGCCGACATGCGGCATATAGTGCGTCGGATAATCGTCTTCCAAAAGACGGCCGCCCTTCGCCATGCCGGGCTTTACTTCCAGCGTCGGCGGAAGTTCGGAGGTCTGCGTCTTGAGATGATCGCCAATGATGTCGAGAGCGCGGTCAATGATCCTAGACATTCGGGGCGCCCTTGTTCATATCGCGCAGGAGATTGGCGAGGAATTGATCTTCGCGGCTGCGACGATCTTCGTTCCGATGATGCGAATCAATCAGGCGGTCGGCTTCTTTGTGATCCGACTCTACGCCCAACTGCTGCGCTTCAAGATTTAGTTTATCACGACGGTTTTGCGCGTCCATCATTTTGGCTTGCGCCTCTATTTCTTTCGCAGGATCCTGCTGGCCCTTCGCTTTCAGCTGCGTCTCTTCGACCTTGGCTTCCGCCAGCATGCGGCGCGTCTGCGCATCAATCATGCGGGCCTGCGCTTCAGACTGCGAGTCGGCGATAGACGCCTGCGCGACAGCTTCCTTGGCGTCGGCTTCCTTCTGCAGGATCTTCAGTTCTTCCATCGCCTTGATCATCTCAGGCGGCATTTGGTTCTGCTGCTCAGGCGGCGCCAAGAACTGCTCAGGGTTGCTCCAGCCCATCGCCTTCATGGCGGCGAGATCAATCGCCTGCGCATTATACATCGACGGGTTGCCCTGCTGCAGCTGCTTCAGCGCCATCACCTTCATGATGCGCTGCGTATGGCTGGCAGTATTGGGATCCGCCTGCGGGATCAATTCGCAGTCATCAAGCGCCGCAATAAACGTCGCCTCATCCCATGCAAGCGACGGGCGCCGGCACTTCATGTAGAAGCTTTCAGGATGCTCGCGGAAGCAGCGCACCAGAAGCTGGAACTCTTCAGCCTGCGCGGCATGAAGGCGCTTATGAACGCTGTTCATGATCTTCGTGGCCTGATCAATCAGCGCCAACGTCGTGCCGACAGGCGCATCAGCGCGGCCTTCGCCAACAGCAAGTTCAGCCGTTCCGCCAACGCGCTGGCCCGTCTCTACGACGTTCTGCACAAGCTGCATCATCGGAGCGCCGGGCTCCTTATACGGCAGCGGCATAATTGCCTGATTAATCGGGACGCCGCCCGTCTTCACAAGCGCGCCGCCGCCCGGAGGCACGCGGAAGATGTTTGTGTTTTGGCGGGCTCCCGTGTCGGCCATGAGGAAGCCGGGGAAGTTCGCATACATGCCGGCGTCAAGCATCTCGCGCCAAGCAGCCGTCACCGCATTCGTGGTATTACCCAGAATATGAAGTAGACCGATATCGTAAAAACCCATACCGGGAACAAAAGTATATTTGACAAAATTCGTTCGAGTTTCTGGCAACTCGTTTCCTTCGTCTCCAGTGGGCTCATCGTAGTTCCTCACGATTGACAGGACTTCTCGTGACGAAACATCAATCGTAACCCGATACGGGATTTCTAGGCCCGTAATCTTTCCTTTGTGACGATGTTCGAATCCGGGGATATCAAGTTCACAATAACATTCGTAGATCTCACGATCACGATCTTCGGCATTGCGCGATTCCATCGCGATGCCTTGCTGCGACATCTTCTCACGTTGCACAGCATCAAGGCTTTCTTGATCCGGCGTCGTCAGGCTGATGTCGCGATAGACGCCAAGGATCTGCAGGCGCTTCACCGTCGAAGGTCGCATATAAACGCGATGCGTGACGCGCTTGGCGTCGTTTAACGTCGTGGCGGCGTTATTGACGATGAGGTCGTCCGCATCCACCGTTTCGCTGACCGGGCGACCGCGTAAGGGACAGAAATAGACCTTTTTGAACGCTGTCCCGCCGAAACCCAGCATAAACAGCATCCGGTCAGTATCAGGATAATATTCCTTGGCGGTGGCGGTGAGATAATGGTTCAGATCCTTTTCAAGAGCGTCGGCTAGAAGATCCTGCTGCTCGCTGGAATCGACCGAATCGATGCGAACCTTCACCGGCCCATCGGTCGGGAGCAACTCTGAACGGGCGTTTGCCTGAAAGCGAAGAACCGCCTCAAGCATAAGCGGATGGCGAACCTTAGACATGCCTTCGACGGGAGCGCCGTCTGTGGCGCCCTGCAGCTGCGGGATCTCGACCTTGAGGCCCAGAAGCTTGATGCCCTGCGCCCGGTCTTCGATCCATTCCTGCCGGCTGTCCAGATCGTCCTGAATGCCTTTCAGCAGATCGCCGGAGATGGCTGAAAGTTCCGCGGTGTCGATCTCATCGACGAGATTGCGAAACCAATCGGCGGCCTTCTCTGCGTCGCTGACGCGCTCGACCGGCTCACCGTTCAAGGAGACGACGACAGATCCGTCGTCGTTCACCATGCGGAGGATGTTGCCCTTATCGTCGTATTCGTTCTTGTCTTCGCCATCCTCAAGGATCTCGACGACAAGGTCTTCCGCTTCACCAAGCCCGGCAGGCTCCTGCTGGCGAATAGAAGGAGACAAGCCCGGCGTAAGCGGCATATCAGGAATCCTTGTTCTCAATCAGCGCAGTGATTTCATCAGAAAAGCGTTGGAGCCCTTCCACTGCGGCCATATTAGCATCGACGGCGCTTATTTCATAGACGCGGGCATAGTCGTAAGGCTCCTTGCCCCAGACCTCGACCCGGTAGCGGCCCAGACCTCCCGGCACCGGCGGCGGATCTAAAACGTCGACGACGGCGTTCGCGGGTATCATCAGGTCTTCCTTGCTAAACTGGATAGAGCGGCTCCGACGCAGAGCCTGTATGCATTCTACTTTCGTCGAGGCCCGAAGTCCATTCTTCGTTACGGATAAGCACCCCGATTTGTCGCAGATACCGCAGCGCCATGCTAATCGTATCGACAAGATCGTCATGCTTCGCTCGCGGGAATTGAGCGGCTTGTGTAATCACCATATCCGCCCATGATCTATCTGGCGCATAGATCAGCCCTTCCGAAAACAGATGCTGCACGCTGTAAAGTCGCGACAGTTTATCCTGAGATTTGGGATCCACAAGTTCGACGTAAAAATCATCGTGACCATAGACGCGGCGCAACTCTTGCGCCACGCTATGCCCCGCGGCCTTATTCTCAATCAGCATCTTCTCGCAGCCATAACGCTGCATCGTGTCGCGAACTTTTTCGACGAGATCGCGCAACTCCAGTCGATCCTGCCATGCGTGCATCAGCATGCATCGCGGATGCTCCTGCGTATAGGTTCGCTCCAGCGACGCCATCATGTCGCCTTCGCGATTAGGAACGCGCGTGACCTGCGCGACTTGATCGCCGCCAGACCAGACGCCCCATACCGTCATGGCGCTGGGGTCGTTTTCGGTTTTGGTTGTATAGGCGCAGTCCAGCGAAGCTATGACGTAATCGAATGGCGGGAAGGATGGGCCGTCCCATGTCTTCCACCATTCGCGCTTGATGACGCCGCCGCCTCTTGGCTCTGGCGCCTGCTGGAATTGACCCGCCGTAGCATACGGCCCCATGACGCGCTCGTCGCGGTCAACCACTTCTTCAGGGAAGCGCTTGGGGAATAGAAGTTCTCCGTCCTTGCTGCGGGGGTCTTCATTACCCAACAGCGTCGGCATGGCGCGCATCGGGTCGTAGCGCATTGGAAGCATAATATGGTCATAGCCCAGCCCCTTATCCAAAATGACGCCGGAAACATCTTCCTCATGCAGGCGCTGCATGATGACGACGATGGCCGATTTCGAAGGATTGTTCAGACGAGACGGCACGGCCTCAAGGAAGGTTTCAATTGTGCTCTGGCGCATCGCGTCAGACTGCGCGCTGTCGACGCTGTGCGGGTCGTCGATGATGACCCTGTCGCCGCGAACACCCGTCATTGATTCAAACGCAACAGCTTCGCGAAAGCCGGTCGCTGTGTTTTCGAACTTCGTCTTGGCGTTCTGGTCGCCGGTCAGCTTGACACGCTTGCCCCAGCGCGCCTGATACCAGTCGCTCTGGATTAGGCGCCGCATCTTTGTCGAATCGCGGATGGCGAGGTTCTGTGAATGCGACGTGCAGACATACCGCAAATGCGGCATGTTCTGCGGCCCCCATTCCCAGCTGGGCCAGAAGACGTTTGTGAGAAGCGACTTCATCGTGCCGGGCGGCACGTTAATGAGGAGGCGGTTATAAAAACCGCCATCCTCAAGTTCGGTCTCAAAAGTTATCGCCTCAAGATGTTCACAGATGAAGTCAATGTGCCAGCCGTGGATATATTCGGATCCCGGCTCAATCACATGCCACGCCATCCTAACGAACGCGGCGAGACTTTCCTCGCAGTCTGCCTGATCAAGATCGATCAGCTGCGCGTCAACGTCTATGCCTTCAAGTGTAAGCGTCATTGTCCGACTTCTATTTCCTTCTCTTCGAAGTGCCGCAGCAGCTTCTTGTCGAGGCGCTGAGACAGGCGCTCGTCGAGCACAATCGTCATTGCCGTCAGGATCTGGGCAAACTCGCCCATCGTCATGTCGGCGCGCGGCTTGAACTCAAGAACCTTGCGCTTGTTCGGCTCGACCTTGTCAGGTTCAATCTCCATAGCTTTCTCCCTTCCTTCTTTCCGCAATATCGTCGATCCATGACGCGATGACGGCTGTAATAACGCCGCCAATGTAGAACGCCAGATATAGCGCGCTGTCGAATAAAGCTTCCATTATCGTCATGATATCAATTCCCCAACTGTCGATACTACCGCATCCATGCGGGCTGTTTCAATGATCGGTCGCGTATATGGGTCTGTCGGGCTCTGCGCCAGCCATTGCACGGCAATCGGCCCGACGCCTTTCGCCATCCAATATCGGGCGCCGCCGCCCGGCTTGCCATCCCATGACTGCAGATAGGTGAAGACAAGAACGTCGTTATAGACGACGCCGGTCTGAACGCGGAACCGCTCCAGCAGCGCTTCGTAATGACAGATCTGAACGCCCTTCGCCATTGCCGGCGGCCATGACTGGAACGGGCTCATCTTCGGATAATTGATATAGTCGCCGCCGATATCGACGTATTCGCCCCAGCCGATTGGCGGATTCATGACGACCTTCTTGCCGCCGGGATAGTCATCGCGCCATTCGGCGATGCCGAAGCCGGGGCGATACTGGTAGAACCAAGTATCCTTCCACGTCAGATGCGCGTCGTAATCGATGTAGAGCATGCTGTCGCTGCCCTTGTCATATGCGAAGACGGCAGTGATCGGAGGCATGCTGTCGTCTACCGCGGTATAGTCGAACCGGCGCAGCATCGGCCCCAAGAACATGGGCCAGTAATCAGGAACGAAGATCTTGGTCATCTTTCACCTCTTGGAAATGCCGGTCGGCGTATTTCGGAAGCTTGGCTTTCAGATCGTCG